ACTCTTTGTGCATCCCCGCGAAATTCCCGATTTGAAAAAATGGCGGATTAGTGCGGTTTTTGCGTAGACTGGTTTGCATGACTGAACTGCGAATCGAAACTGTAAACGTAAACAGGTTGACCCCTGACCCAGCTAATGCACGAAAGCATGACGGCAAAAACTTGCAAGCGATAGCCCATTCACTAGAAAAGTTTGGGCAACGTAAACCAATTTGCGTAACGCCCGACTCAATCGTTGTTGCCGGCAACGGAACGCTTGAAGCTGCGAAGTCTTTAGGTTGGACTGAAATCGTAATTGCTCGCACTCCAGTTGGTTGGACTTGGGAACAGATACGCGCCTTTGCTCTAGCTGATAACCGCACCGCAGAACTTGCAGAATGGGATGACAAGGTTCTTGCAGATCAGTTACTTGAACTTGATGCCAACGGTTGGGAGTTAGAGGAACTTGGATTTAGCAGTCTTGACCCATACCCAACTGAAAATGAAGATGAAGATCCTTTAGCTTTTGAAACACCAGTTCAACCAATAACTAAACTTGGTGACATTTGGAAGTTAGGTGAACATTTATTGCTTTGTGGTGACGTGCTAGATCAACAGTCAATGGCTCGCTTATTCAAAGAACCAATTAGATTGCTTGTAACTGATCCACCATACGGCGTAGATTATTCTGGCAAAAATGATTTCTTAAATAATCACGGTAAAGGTAATGCTAATCAAAAAGACATTGCCAATGATTCACAAACTACAGAACAAATGTATGAATTTTGGAAAGCAAGTTTTACAAACATACGAAGATTTATGGATTCTGGTGCTTCTTACTATGTAACCGGGCCACAAGGTGAACTTGGACTTCCTTTGATGCAAGCTATAAAAGATTCTGATTTTTTGCTAAAGCATCAAATCGTATGGGTAAAAAATAATCACGTTTTAGGAAGAAGTGATTATCACTATAAGCACGAGCCAATTTTTTATGGATGGGTAAAAGGTGGTCATAAGTTCTATGGTGGAACTTCAAAGTTTTCAGTCTGGAATTTTAATAAACCAATGAAATCTGATTTACATCCAACAATGAAACCAGTCGCAATTTATGAGGAAGCGATTAATAATTCATCTGCTAAAGGTGAAATCGTGGCTGACATTTTTACAGGATCTGGAACAATGATCATTGCAGCTGAACAAACCGGAAGAATTGCACGTTGTATGGAACTTGATCCAGCCTATTGTGATGTAATTGTTAAACGTTGGGAAAACTTAACAGGTAAGACTGCTCAACTCGTAAAGGATTAAAATGGCTCCGCGTGGCAGACCACCAAAACCGATTGAACAGAAACGGCTTACTGGCAACCCCGGCAAACGTACATTGCCAGACCAGAAAGAACTTGTGCTGTTGCCTTCTGCTTACCACATTCCAGAACCTAACCGCCCACTTGGTAGCGCAGGCACAGAACTATGGGAACGCATTTGGGGTATGGGTCAAACATGGCTTAGTCCACTTACAGACATTGAGATTCTGCTTATGACTTGTGAGTTATTAGACGAACGGCGTAATCTAAGAATTCAGGTATTACAAAACAACAGACCAGACGAAAGAAAAGCCTTGCGCGATCTAGACCGTCAGTTAGTTGCTAACTTGTCGCTTCTAGGATTTACGCCAACAGATCGCTCCCGGCTAGGTGTGGCTGAAGTTAAACGTCAGTCAAAGCTAGAGGAGCTAAAATCTCGTGCCAGCCAAAATTGAATCTTGGCCACCAACTTGGCTTACACCTGTGAACAAAGCTGCGCTTACTAAATCGCGTGGCTCGCAAGTATCTGACTTTATAGACACGTTCGCTATACAGACCAAGGAAACAGTTGCCGGTTATGCAGGTGACAAGATGCAACTGCGCGATTGGCAACATGAACTGATGCGACACTTGTTCGCAGTAGGTACAGATGGAAAGTTTAGACACCGCACCGCGCTTATTGGCATGGCTCGTAAGAACGGTAAGAGCGCACTAGGTTCTGGCATTGGTTTATGGTCGCTGATTATGGGGCCTAATGGTGGTGAAGTTTATTCTTGTGCAGCTGACAAAGATCAGGCGCGTATTGTCTTTGGTGATGCTAAACGAATGATTGAAGCAGAACCTGAACTTGCTGAGATTTGCAATGTGTATCGTGATGCAATTGAAGTGCCGGCTACCGGGTCTGTTTACCGGGTGCTATCAAGTGAAAGTTTCACCAAGGAAGGCCTCAGTCCAACCACCGTACTTTTCGACGAAATTCACGCCAGCCCCAACCGAGAGTTGTTTGATGTTATGAGTTTGGGAATGGGAGCTAGGCGTTCACCAATTTTGATTGCACTAACTACGGCAGGGGTAAAAGCAGACTCAACAGGTCAAGATTCAATCGCATACAGCCTTTATCAGTACGGCAAGCGCGTAGCTCAAAAAGAAATAGATGACCCTAGTTTCTTTATGGCTTGGTGGGAAGCAGAACAAGATGCAGACCACCACTTAGAAGAAACATGGAAACAAGCCAACCCTGCCTTTGGTGATTTGAATGACCCTAAAGATTTTGAAGCTATGGTTAAGCGAACCCCAGAAGCAGAGTTCAGAACCAAGCGTTGCAACCAATGGGTAAGTAGCCAGACCGCTTGGCTACCAAACGGTGCGTGGGAATCGCTCGAAATTCAGCGCGAAATTTCACCCGATACGCCAGTTGTCTTAGGCTTCGATGGTTCGTTTAGTGGTGATGCTTCGGTTATTGTCGGCGTTACTTGTGAGGAACAGCCGTATGTCTTTATGGTCAAGGCTTGGGAAAAGCAGCCTGAAGATCAAGATGATTGGCGCGTAGACATTCTCGAAGTGGAAAATACGATTATTGAATTTTGTGGCACACATAACGTAAGAGAAATTGCGTGTGACCCATTCCGTTGGCAGCGCACAATGCAAGTCTTAGATGAAGCAGGATTCCCAATTGTCGAGTGGCCTTCTACTTCCCCGGCTCGCATGGTTCCGGCGTGTGCCAAGTTCTATGATGCCGTTGTAGCAAACAAGCTAACCCATGACGGAAATCCGTTACTGATTAGGCACTTACAAAACGCGGTTGTTAAGACAGATCGGCTAGGCCCAAGAATTGTTAAAGAGCATCGCGGTTCGCCACGAAAGATAGATGCGGCTGTTGCTAGTATCATAGGATTTGATAGGGCAACTGTTTCAAGAGAAGAACCCGTTGTACCCCAGTTCTTTAGTTTCTAGGAGTTGCTTTGATGCCGTCTATCCTGCAAGTGGTTGGTTTAGCAACAATCTCAATCGGTCTAGGTTTGTTCATCCTGCCATTAGGAATAGTCGCAGCTGGCGTAAGTATCTTGCTTGTCGGTATTGCATTTGAGAAGGGTCAATAATGCTTGGCAATTTAACAGGTCGTAACGAAGAAGAACGCGCCATAAGTTTCCAGTCTATTTGGGGCGCAGGCGATTCATTCGCGTTTACAACTGAAGCCGGCACAAACATAGACGAAGATCAGGCGATGAAGATTAACGCCTTCTATGCTTGCGTTCTTTTAATCTCTGACACGATTAGCACTTTGCCAGTTGATGCCTTCCGCAGAATTGACGGTGACCGTGTTCCTTATCGTCCTCAGCCTTCTTGGGTTCAGCGACCAGATGTAGACCTACTTCGTTCAGAGCATTACCAGCAAGTTCTTATTTCTTTATTGCTAGACGGCAACGCTTTCATTCGAGTATTCCGAGATAACTCAGGTCAGGTAATCAACTTAGTTGTTATTGACCCTTCACGGGTTACGGTAACTCGAAACAAGGTCACACGCGAAATCGAATACATCATTGATTCCGATGAAGCCAAACCAGTAAGCAAGCGCGACATGATTCAGATTACTGAAATGCGCAAGGCTGGCGATCTGCGCGGTATGTCTAGAGTCACAGAACTTAAAGACAATTTAGGTCTATCTAGTGCGCTTCAATCTTTTGCTTCTCGTTTCTTTGGTCAGGGCGCAACAACTCAAGGCATCATCGAAACGCCTATGGCACTAAACAGCGAACAGGCAAAGCAACTTGTAGATGGATTCTCTGCACGTCATAACGGATTCCGCAAAGCACACAAGACTGGGCTGCTAACAGGTGGCGCAAAGTTTGTAAAGACTGGTATCAACCCAGACGAAGCCCAGATGCTAGACAGTCGCAAGTTAGCGATTGAAGAAATAGCTCGAATCTTCCGCGTTCCACCACACATGATCGGTATTACTACGCCGGGCGCAATGTCCTACGCATCGGTGGAACAGAACAACATTAACTTCGTAACCCATACGCTTCGCCCATACGTTACAAAGATTGAAGATGCTTACAGCGCACTTTTACCAGATGGCGCATTTATTAAATTTAACGTAGATGGTTTACTGCGCGGTGACTTTGCTACTCGAATGAACGGATACTCAATTGGTTCACAAGCAGGCTTTCTTTCAGTTAACGACATTCGCAGATTCGAGGACTTACGACCTGTTGAAGGTGGTGACGTTTATCGCGTTCCTTTGGCTAACGTGGATTTGGGTGCTGCTTCACTCGTTGAAACCGACAAGCGCGTTTCGATGGCTCAGAAACTTATCATTAGTGGCTTTGACCCTGCTGGCGTTTTATCTGCTCTAGGTTTGCCTGCAATTACGCATACTGGATTACCTTCAGTACAGCTACAAGGTATTGCTCAGATTGACCCGGTAAATCCCGAAGCCGTTTATGACGTACAACGTACACACGATGTAAACGTGCAGATGCCTGAAACTATTGTCAATGTACCGCCAGCCGTGATAAATGTTGCACCGCCTAACATCACGGTTGAAGCACCACAACAAAAAACAACTATTCGCACCGTTGAACGTGACGATAATGGACACATTGTTAACATCATTGAAAGAGTTGAAAACTAATGGCAACTGGAATGAGCGCGTATTTAGCAAACAGTTTGCTTAACGCTTTAGGCAACAACACCGCATACGCCGTAACTAATGTTTATGTTAAGTTGCACGTTGGTGACCCCGGCGCAGCAGGCACGTCTAACGCGGCAACAGAAACCACGCGCAAAGCAGTTTCATTCGCTGGCGCATCGGCTGGTTCTATTGCTTCAGATGCAGACGTAACTTGGACAAACATTTCAGGTAGTCAAGATGCAACTTTCTTTACTGCTTGGGATTCAATAGATGCTGGTAGTTTCTTGTTCTCTGGAACGATTACAGGTAACCCGTACACGGCAGGCGATACCTACACGATTTCATCTGGTTCTTTCGTAACATCACTAACCGTAGCGAGCTAAGTTATGGGTTCGTCAGAACTCAATGACTTTCAGTTAAACGCAGACCGTCTAGCGCGACTTGCGCAGATGGTTCTTGATTCACGCAAACTTGATCAGTCACTTGTTGGTGGCAACGTAAGTTACAACGCAAGCGATTTTGTTTACAACTCAACCGTTTCTACTTATGACGGCGTGTTTACAAACTTGGCCGATGCTTCTGCATCACTGGGTGAATTGAGCGCAAGCGTTCAGTCTGTGCCTGTTGTAGTTGTTTCAGCATCTAGTTCTTTAGGCGCATTAACAAGCGCGGCTAGTTCATCAGTTAGCCATAACGCTTCATTGTCTGCATCACTAGGTTCTTTAGATTCCACAGCTTCAAGTATTCCGCAAATCTTGCCTGTTCTAAATGCTGATCTAGGTTCCTTGTCTAGTGTTGTGACGGCAACAGTTACTCACGTTGCAACGGCTCAAGCAGTCCTAGATGGTTTAACAGCAACGGCAAACACTACGCCGACTATCAAACCCGTATTCATGGGTTCACTTGGAACGCTAGAAGCTACGGCTACTGCAACTGTTATACCGCCAACACCGCCAGAACCAGAGATACCCGGCTATGGTTCTAACCGCCCATACCCTGCACCACCAATACGCCAGCCAAAGGTTGAGCCATTACCGCAACCACCAACGCCAGTAATCGTAGAAACACCACCAGCGCGACCTGTAAGAATGCCTGCCACAATTACGGCTACGACTTCTGAATTAACTCCAGCATTCTCTGTTAGCGTTCAAGCGCAAGTAGAATGGTCAATACTAGAAGATGAAGCAGAACTGCTTCTGATGCTCTAAGGATTTATATGGCGATTACATCTGGACAATTACAGGCTGGAACTACACGACAACAAATAGACACTTCTAGTGCTAATCCATTTAAGTTGCACCTACACAATAACGAAGCAACTACTGCAATTTATGTTGGTAATTCAGAAGTAACCGTAAGCAATGGTCTTAGACTTGAATCAAAAGACAGTTTAGAACTTTTGATGAATCCCGGTGAATCACTTTTTGTTATTAGCACATCTAATAATCATTTAATAACTTGGCTAAAGCAGGAATTTTAATGCCATATTTCATTACGGATAAAGCACAAGGTTGCTCAGGCTGGGCAACTACTAAAGAGGATGGCGAAGTTATTGGTTGTCATACAACTAAGCAAGCTGCCATAGATCAGATGGTTGCAGTTTCAATAGCTGAGGACATGGAACCCGGTGGTGAAAGACTTGATTCTGGGCCACTAGCTGTAATTGTTGACATTGACGATACTTTGATTAGAGATGGTCAGTTAATTCAAAAGACCTATAACTATCTGGATGACATGGAAGATACAGAAATCTTTATTGTTACTGGTCGCAATGTTTCTCAACGTGATGAAACTGTTGCACAATTGGATTCCTTAGGCGTGGACTATGACCGTCTATTTATGAATCCGGGAAGCACAGCCGATACACCAGCATTTAAGAAAGCTACGGCTGAAGCGTTACTTAAAGAATTCAATGTGATTATTGCAATAGACAATAACCCTGCTAACCGCGCTGTTTATCGTGAACTAGGAATTACCGCTTTAGATGTTTCCGATGTCCCAGATGTACCTAGCGATGAAAACAATCCAGATGAAGAAAACACACGAGCAATAGACCAAGATGCTCCTGCCTACATGAGAGCAGCGGCTAGACGTGGACTTGCTTACTATGCAGACGGCAAGGGTGGCGATGGTCTAGTTGAGAAAACTATTCGCGATGCTCGCCTTATGGCAGATGGTCAAGTATCAGATGATAAGTGGATAGCGATAGCCGCTTGGATTGCCCGGCACTTAGTTGATCTAGATTCACCAGATGCAAACCCTGACTCTGATAATTACCCAAGCGCAGGAGTCGTGGCGCATTTACTTTGGGGAAGTGGCCCGACCAAGCGACAAGCACAACGAGTTCTAGATTATGCGCAAGGCGTGGTTGAACGTATCCGCGCTGAAGAACGTACAGCAAATGATTTGCAGAATGAGAAATGGCGCACGATAGCGTTAAACTTAAACAAAGACGAAAGGCAACAAATGACAACCACAGTAGAACGCCGCGTTAACACCGTTGAGTTTGACGTTCGGGCAGCTGAAGCATCTAGCGATGGCATGAGTTTCACAGGCTACGCAGCCGTATTTAATTCACCGTCTGAACCGTTACCGTTTACTGAGGTGATCAAAGAAGGCGCATTCAAGCGTTCTCTAAAGTCGCGCAACGAAATCAAGCTATTTATGAATCACAATACAGACGTAGTTTTGGGTTCTACACGCGCAGGAACTTTGCAATTAACTGAGGACTCACGCGGATTACTAGCGCAAGCCCAACTGCCTGACACTACTGCCGGGCGCGACCTATCTGTGCTTATGAAGCGTGGCGATGTTTCCTCTATGTCTTTTGGTTTCAGCGTTCCACCAAAGGGCGACTCTTGGAGTTCAGACGGCGCAACCCGTGAACTGCATCAGGTTCGCTTGCATGAGGTTTCTATTGTGACTGGATTCCCTGCCTACGAAGCCACAACTGCCAGCGTTCGTTCATTGAACATTTTGGCAGAACGTACCGCCGTAGATGTAGACACACTAAGCGATGCGATCTTGAAGTTAGAAGCAGGCGAAACTCTAGACGATGCACACGCAGACCTAATTACCGAAGTTGTTTCTAAGCTACGCGCAGACCAGCCAACACAAACTGACCTGCTAGAAATCAAGCGTAAACAACTTGACCTAATGCTGAAGGCGTTCTAAACTTTCTCATAGACAGACCTGCATCAGGGGAAGGATGTAGGTCTGTTTTTATTTGTGCCATAATTAGATAAGCATTATGCGGAGCCGCTATTGCTGCAACTGTCGTGGAGCCACGCAGAAACCGTAAGACCAATCCAATCAAACACTTTAGGAGTTACTATGTCTGACTACATTCGTCAGCAAGCAGAAGCTCGTGCAAAGGCTTGGGAAGAAGCAAAGGCTCTTCTTGACTCAGCAGCAGCTGAAAAGCGCGATCTATCCGCAGAAGAAAACCAAACCTATGACCGCATCATGGCAGACCTTGATTCGCGTTCACAGGTAATCGAAACCATGAACGCTCAGGCAGACCGCGAAAACCGCGCTGCTGAAGCCATGAAGGGTTTTGAAACACAAGTTAAGCCAGCCGTTGCTGTTCCAGCAATTGACGAAAATGAACTTATCCGTTCCCTAGCTCGTGGTGAGATTCGTTCACACTCGTTCGAGAAGCGCGATGTAACTAAGGGTTCAACAGGCGCACCAGTACCAACCTCTTTCTATGATCAGGTTGTAATGCTTGCGAAAACCGTAGGCCCGATGCTTGAAACATCAACCATCATCAATACCGCAGGTGGCGAGAACCTTCAAATTCCTAGCTTGAGCGCATACTCAACTGGAACTGTTACTTCTGAAGCCGGCACAATCGGTGAGAGTGACCCAACTTTCAACGCATTCAAGACACTTGGTGCATACAAGTACTCATTCCTAACCCAGATCAGCCGTGAAATGGTTGAAGATAGCGGTGTGGATATTTTGTCATTTTTGGCAAGCCAAACCGGTATTTCTTTAGGCCTTGCAGTCAATGGCGGTCTAACAACTGGAACAGGAACAGTACAGCCAACAGGTATCGTAACTGCTGCTGGTTCAGGTATTACTGGTGGAACTGGCGTATCTGGCGCATTCACAGCTGACAACCTAATTGATTTGGTTTACAGCGTTGAAACCGCAGGTCGCACTCTTCCGGGAACTGGTTTCCAGATGAACTCAAAGGCAATCGCAGCCGTTCGCAAGCTAAAGGATTCAGCAGGACAGTACTTGTTCAGCCCATCCCTATCTGCTGATGCACGCGATCTATTGCTTGGTTACCCTCTATACGAGAACCCAGCAATGGCAGACCCAGCAACAACAGCGAAGTCAGTAATCTTTGGACACCTTCCAAGTCACTTCGTTCGTACTGTTGGTGGACTACGCCTTGATCGAAGCGATGACTACGCGTTCCAGAACGATTTAATTTCGTTCCGCGCAACTTACCGAGTGGATTCCAACCTAATCCAGACTTCACACGTTAAGTACTTCATTGGTGGAGCCAGCTAGTAATAGCACCCAAAAACGTAGAACCCCACCGGGAGCGCAGGCTTGGTGGGGTTCTGCTTTTGTTATAGAAGGTTTTAGGGTAAGTTTCTTTTATCTGCGAACAAAGGATTATCTGTGCAGGATTCTTTATGTATTGGTTGGGTATCTAACGCGCCTTGGGCGAATACAGGCTACGGAGTTGCGACAGCTCAAGTAACTAGCCGCATGAAAGCAATGAACCACAACGTAGCGATCTTTAACAACTACGGGCTTGAAGGTAGCAATAGCGACTGGAACGGCATCCCGATTTATCAGCGCGGTGCAGATATGTATTCCAACGACATTATCCCAGCGCATATGTTTGATTGGGCGCAACGTAACCCAAAGCAAAACCACATTCTGTTTACGCTCTACGATGCTTGGGTTCTAAAGGGCAAGCGTTGGTCTGACTGGAATGTTGCAAGTTGGATTCCAGTAGATCACTTACCAGCACCGCCACAAGTTGCTGCATGGTGCAGACAAGATTTTGTTACCCCTATTGCGATGAGCCAATACGGGCAGTCCATGTTGGAGAACGTAGGCATTGAAACGCTATACATTCCACACGCTGTTGATTCTGCCTTTAAGCCAATGAAGCGACACAAGGGAACTACTGGCAGAGATTTTATTGGTGCTAGTGAAGATGTGTTTATTGTCGGAATGAACGCGGCTAACAAAGGCGTAAGTCCTAACCGCAAAGCATTCGGTGAGAACATTCTGGCGTTCTCTATGTTTGCCCAGATGCACGATGACGTGGTTCTTTATCTCCACACAGATTCCAACGGCTCTCTTGGTGGCATCAAGTTGCAAGAACTAATAACGTCATGCGGTATCAAAGAACACCAGTACGCATTCGTAGACCCTTATGTACTTAGAACTGGAATAGATCAGCCGACACTTGCAACGCTTTATACGGCGATGGATGTTCTACTTGCAACGAGCTACGGCGAAGGCTTTGGAGTTCCAACCGTAGAAGCGCAAGCCTGCGGTACGCCTGTAATCGTTTCTGAGTTTGCAGCTTCAACTGAACTTGTTGGTGATGGTTGGCTTGTAGAAGGTCAGCCACTATGGGATGCACCGCAGTCCAGTTGGTTTCATATGCCAAGCGTTCCCGGCATTGTGGATGCGCTGGAGCAGGCATATCAGCGTGGGCGTGGTCGCTCCCAAAAGGCTCAAGACTTTGCAAAGGCGTATAACGCAGATACCGTGTTTGACGAATACTGGAAACCTGCTCTTAAGGTGTTAGGCGCAAAAGGCACAGAAAGACCCACAGCATGAAAATAGGCTGGTACACCCACCACATAGAGAATAACCCCAACGTGGCTGAGGATGGCTCTCTGAGCCAGCAAGGACTATTCACGGGGCAGTTCGCAGGTGGCGCAGAAATGTCAGACTACGAATACCGCTTGCAAGCACCTTTGGACTTTGACATTCAGATTGTCACCCCATACACATTCGATACACATGACATACACCAATTCGATTCGATAGTTGTAACAGGCACAGACTTGTTCACAGAACAGCAGTTGAACCGCCTGAGTGAGTATGACCCATTCGTATTCGTGCATCACCTACAAACCCCACGCGCAGGACTCTTGGCCTTGATTGCAGGCAGTCGCTTATTCGTAACCCATACCCCGGCACATATGCGCAGAGAATTATCTTGGGCAAAGCCACGCAAGACGGCGCAGGTTCTAAGCTACTTCGACACCAGTAAGTGCTACGACCACATGGAAAAGAAACCTTACGCATTGTGGGCAGCTCGTGAACATCCACTTAAAGGAAAACTAAAAGCAGAGATTTGGGCAGCGCAAGCAGGTTATGACTTCAAGGCTTTAACGAACGTACCGCGTGAACAAGTTCTAGATGCAATGGCACGATGCGAATGGTTTGTTCATTTGCCGTTAGCGTTTGAATCAGAGTGTCGCGCAGTTATGGAAGCTGTGCTTTCAGGTTGCATGATTCACACCAACGAACTGGTTGGAATTACTAGTGTTGAAGATTGGCAAGACAAAGATCATCTAAGACACATGATAGATAACGCAGGGGATACCTTCTGGAGATTGGTTCAACAATGAGAATGCTAACTATTATTCCTACTCGTGGTCGCAACGATAATGCGATTCGTTTGTTTGAAGCTATCAACGCAACGGCAGACTTTACAGAAGTTGTCTTTGCCATAGATGCAGATGACGTTAAAACTTACCAAGGCTTGATGAATGAAACCGCAGGCTTGAACAACGTGAAGGTTTGCATCGCAGACCGTATGGGAATGAATGGCACTCTTAATCATTGGGCTTTATGGTTTGCGCCTGACTATGACTACATCTGTTTTATGGGCGATGACCACTTACCGCGTACTGGTGGTTGGGATACCAAACTTGCAGAAGCCATTGGGACAGAGCCGGGCATTGCTTATGGCAATGATCTGCTACAAGGCGAGAACCTTCCAACAGCGGTAGTTATGTCTAGCAAGATCATCAGAGCTACGGGCTTTATGTCACCGCCAGCACTCAAGCATTTGTTCTTGGATAACTATTGGCTTGCAATGGGTAACGCTTTAGAGAATGTGAACTACCTGCCAGATGTAATCCTTGAACATTTGCACTACACAAACGGCAAGGCTGAACACGATGAAAGATACGCAGCTGTGAATACAGTCGAAATGCACAACGGCGATCAAGCTATCTTTGCTGAGTATCTAGCAACAGAATTTGCTAACGATGTTGAGAACGTCAAGGCTTGGTAATGAAAATACTTATCACAGGTCACAAGGGTTTTGTTGGTCGCAACTTTGTTAAGGCTTTGCCAGATAGCGAGATCACAGGCATTGACTTAAAAGACGGCAACGACTGCCGAGATTTCTTTAAGACAAACACAGACCAGTTCGATCTGGTGATTCACTTAGCAGCAATTGTTGGTGGTCGCGCCACTATCGAAGGTGAGCCATTATCGGTGGCAACAGACCTATCAATAGATGCTGAGTTCTTTAACTGGGTGCAAAGAACAAAACCCATAAATACGGTTTACTTCTCTAGCTCTGCTGCTTACCCAATTGACTTGCAAAACTCACATCGCAGAAACCGCTTGGCTGAACATGATCTGAATCTAGATGCAGTTAGGAATCCTGACTTAACTTACGGATGGGCAAAACTTACAGGGGAATACTTAGCGCAATTCCTAGAAGGCACGAACCTATTTGTGTTCAGGCCCTTTAGTGGTTACGGCTCAGATCAAGATGCCGACTACCCGTTCCCTAGTTTTATAGATCGCGCTCTAGCAGGTGTTGAAGTCTTTGACATTTGGGGCAACGGTGAACAGGTGCGCGACTTTATCCACATTGAGGACATTGTTCAGGCTGTGCTTTGGCACGTTCAGACTGGTTACACCGGCACGTTCAATCTATGTTCTGGCAACGCCACGAGCTTTAATGACTTGGCTCAGATGGTCTGCGAAGAAGCAGGTATCAAGCCAATGTTTAACCACATAGTTACTGCGCCTGTTGGCGTTGAGTATCGCGTTGGTGACCCACATTTATCGCATCAGTATTTCATTCCTCAGATTAGTTTGCGTGAAGGTATCCGTAGGGCATTAGCAGAACGCAAGTAGAATAGACCTAGACTTAGGAGTTTCATGGCAATCACAAACGGCTACGCCACACTTGTACAGGTTAAATCTGCTTTACGCATTTCTGACAACGTAGATGATTCATTGTTAGAGATGGCTGTTGAGTCTGCATCACGAGCTATTGACGGTCACGCTGGGCGATACTTCTATTCATCAGGAACTGCTACCCGTTACTACGCAGCTGAAGATTCTTTCATTACCCAAATAGATGACGTGTCTAGTACCGCGATTACCTTGCAAACTTCATCGGGTGGCGATGGTGTATTTGATACGACTTGGGCAGTTGGAGATTACCAACTAGAACCACTTAACGGAAACGTAGACGGGCTTGCTGTTCCCTACACACGCATTCGTGCTGTTGAAAATTACTTGTTCCCGGTAGAAGCAGATCAAGCATTGGTTAAACTAACCGCAGTCTTTGGTTGGGCATCTGTGCCAATTGGTATTACACAGGCTTGCATCATTCAGTCGAGCAGAATTTTTAAGCGGCTTGACAGTCCCTTGGGCATTGCGTCTTTTGGAGATATGGGAAGTATCCGGGTAAGCCGTTACCTAGACCCTGACGTAGAGCAACTGGTTGCGCCGTATCGCCGTATTAGGAACTTTGTCTAATGGCTTCTATTTCAGAGCTACGCGCTGGAATCAAAACCAACCTAGCAACTATCTCAGGCCTTAGAGTTTCAGATTTTCAGCCTGACAACATAAACCCACCAGTTGCAATAGTGTTTCCAGTTTCACTCAACTATGACGAAACCTTTCACAGAGGAATGCAGACCTACACGTTTGCAGTTCAAGTCATTGTTGGGCGTGTATCTGAGCGAACAGGTCAGAACTCAATAGATGCTTACTGCTCAAGCACCGGAAGTAACAGTATTAAACTAGCGATAGAATCAGACAAGACACTTGCAGGCAAGGCGTTCGATCTACGAGTTACGGATATGCGTAACTATGGGGAACTACTTGTAGGTGAGGTAAACTATTTATCGGCAGAGTTCGTAGTTCTCTGCTACGCAGACTAGGAGCAAAACAGCATGGCGAAATTCGCAGCTACTGATTACAAAATTGTCGTGGGCGGCACAAACCTTTCGACTTCACTAAACAGCGTTGAACTCGCTTTAGAATCCGATGACTTAGAAACAACCGCATTCGGTGGAACTTTCCGCGAACGCATTGGTGGTCTAAAGTCTGGTTCTATCACGCTTCAGTTCATGCAGGACTTTGCAGCTTCAGCCGTAGATGCCACAATCTTTCCATTATTCAACACACTTGCAACCGTTGTTATTACGCCTACATCCGGCACAGTAACAGCAACCAACCCAAGTTACACAGCAGTTTGCCTAGTAAACTCTTATAGCCCGTTTGCTTCGTCTGTTGGTGACATTGCCACCTTCAGCGTTACATGGCCAACTTCTGGAACAGTTACACGCGGAACTGTCTAACTATGAAGATCAACCTGCGCGTTACTTTTAATGATGAAACAGTAGAAGAAGTATCTGCTACTGCGCGTGACCTTGTTGCATTCGAGGACAAGTTCACTAAGTCTGTTGCTTCGCTAGAGTCAGACTTTCGCATTACTGATCTGTTATGGCTTGCATGGCACTGGCTAGAACGCAAGGGTAAAACAAAACTTACCTTTGAGGACTGGTGCGATGAAGTCGAAACTATTGAAGCGAGTGAACAAAACCCAAAATAACCGGGTTGGGTGACTCATCCCAACATTGGTATTTGGCTTATCTTGCGTGTGAAACTGGCATTGCTCCGTCAGTTTTAATGGAAGAATCTGAGCGTATGCTTTTCACTATGAGTATGTACCTGCGATGGCGAAATAGTCAGGGGTCATAATGGCATTACCTTTTAAGATTGTTGGTCTAGCTGAAACGGTTAAGATACTTAACAGCATTGACAAAGACATTGTTAAAGAAGCTCGTAAAGATTTAAGAACAGGCGCACAACCTGTTGCTAGTGCTATCTTGTCTAACATTCCTACTGAAGCACCGTTGCGTGGCATGATTCACAATGGTCGCACAAGATGGCAACCAGCAGGGATTTCAGCAAAAGTTAAAACAAACTTTTCTAAGAAAGCAGAACGCAGAGGAACTTCATTAGTTTCTATTGTTGTTGGTGGTAAAGGTAAAACTTCAACCGGTGCTGCTGCTTTTCAAATTGCAGACATGGCAGGTCGCAAACGCAAAGGTCGTACTGCATCAGGCAAAGCAATGATTAACAAACTCAACTCACAAGCTAAAGCATCACGCTATGTGTATCCTGCTGCTGAAAGAGAATTGCCTTACGTTAAACAATCGGTAGACGGTACAATTAAAAAGTTAAGTGGTGCGTACAACGCTAGGTTAAAGGGTAAATAGATCATGGCAATTATTGTTCCGATTACCTCAACCTTTGATGCCAACGGTGTTACTAGAGCAGAACGCGCATTTAAGAATCTTGGTGGTCAAGCCGGGGTATTAGGAAAGTCCGTATCATCTAGTTCTAACCTAATGAAATCTGCGCTTGCTGGAGTTGGTGCTGCTTCCGTAGTTAAGGGTTTGCAGTCTTCTGTAATGGCTGCATCTAATCTTTCTGAATCTATTGCCAAAACAAACACAGTCTTTGGTAAGAATGCTAAACAAATACAAGACTGGTCACAAACAACTGCAAGGGCATTAGGTGTTAGCCAACAGGCTGCACTTGAAGCTGCTGGAACTTACGGCAACTTGTTCCGGGCATTTGGTATTAACGAACAAGAGTCTGCCAAAATGTCGCAGTCACTTGTTACCCTTGCTGCTGACCTTGCTTCATTTAATAACGTGCCAATTGACGATGCATTACTTGCATTACGCTCAGGTTTATCTGGTGAAACAGAACCTCTAAAGCGTTTTGGTATTGCTCTTAATGAAACCAGACTTAAAGAAGAAGCCCTTGCTATGGGTCTTATTAAAACTTCTAAAGGCACATTGCCACAACTGATTAAAACTCAGGCTGCTTATTCCTTGATTATGAAAGATAGTGCGCTTGCTCAAGGTGACGTAGCTCGTACTGCTGGTGGACTAGCAAACCAATTAAAGTTCTTACAAGCCGGGCTTCAAGATGCTAAGGCTGGATTTGGTGAAGCGTTATTACCAATCGTTCTTAATGTTGTAACCGCATTCAATGACAAACTTTTACCAGCAATTGAGCGTGTGGTTAAAGCAATCAAACTTGAAGGTGCAGGCGGTGGACTTAAAACAGTAGCAACAGAAATAAGCAATGTGCTTTACAACCTAGATGGTGTTGGTAAAACAATTAAAAACGTCATCACTTTATTTATTGGCATAAAGGTAGTGATACCAATAGTGCTTGCATTAAGAGCTTCATGGATTGCTGTTTCAGTGTCCATTGGTGCTGCCGCGACTGCAACACAAATCGCTGCTGGTGTTATGAAATCTGCTTTAGCAAGTACGGGCATTGGTCTGCTTATTGTTGGACTTGGTTTAGTAGTTCAAAAACTTATAGATTCTCGCATTGCAGCACAGACATTAGACAAAGAAGTTTTTTTTGTAGTTAGCAATGGCAAGACTCAATGGAATCGTTATGGCAACTCCATTTATCAAGGTACAACAGTTCAACTTAATGCTGCTCAACTAGCCGCAACTAGGTTGTCAGATGCAATAGATATGGCAAATGTTAAGCTAGTAAAAATAAGAATTCAACAAGGCAAAGCAACTTATAATCCAGTCACGAATCCAGCAGGAACTGTTACTGGTGGCGGTGGCGGGGGTACTGGCGGTCTTACTAAGGCTCAAAAGGCTGCCGAAGCTGCTGCAAAAGCCGCTGAAGCTGCTGCAAAAGCTGCTGCAAAAGCCACTGAAGCTGCTGCAAAAGCTGCTGCAAAAGCTGCTGAAGCTGCTGCAAAAGCTGCTGCAAAAGCTGCTGAAGCTGCTGCAAAAGCTATGGCTGCTTTGGTTGCTAAGAGTTCTGCTGCTGCAACTAAAGCATTAGACAAGATGAACACAGCATTGACAACTGCTCGTGAAAAATTACAGGCTGCTAGGGAAGCATATGCCGATTACAAGAACAGCGTTAAAGACGCAATCATTAGTCAGTTTTCTTTTACGTCTGCATTGAATGGTTTTACCGATACTCAAAAGAACGCAAAAGATGCTGCTGAAAAATTGGCTGAAGCGCAACTTAAATACGATGATGCTTTGAAAGACCCTAAAGATGTAGAAAAGATTGCTGATGCCTTAAAAGGATTAACTGCTGCACAAGAAGAAAATGCAAAGGCTACCGCAAACAAGAAAACATTTTTACAAGTTATGCGCGAACAGGCTGCTGCTGCCGTTAGCTTTGCAAGCAAGGTTCAAACACTTATCTCTATGGGTCTATCAAAATCAGGCATAGATCAAGTTGTCGCAGCAGGCGCAGAAGCCGGAACTGCAATTGCAGATGAACTTATTGCCGGTGGTACAGGTGCTATCCAAGAAACCAATTCTTTATTAAATAGCGTGAGAGGTGCTGCTACTGCGTTAGGAACTGATGCTGCAAATGCTTTCTATCAAGCAGGTGTAACAAATGGTCAAGCCTTAGTTAATGGTGTGATTAACGCTGTAACTGCTGCTGGATTCCGCATGGTGGGTGGCGCGGTTGCTTTGCCAGCCAAATTGCAAGCAGCAATAAATAAAGGAAAATTGACACCAGCACAAGTTACAGAACTAAATTCTCTACTTGCAGGTGTTCCAAAATTGGCAGCAGGTGGCATTGTAAACAAGCCAACACTTGCAATGATTGGTGAAGCCGGGCCTGAAGCTGTCATTCCTTTATCAGGTCGCAATGCAGGAATGGGTAACACGATCAACCTAACTGTCAATGCAGGCATGGGCGCAGACGGAAATCAAATAGGTCGTGAGATCGTGGACATTATTAAGCGTTACGAGCGCGTGAGTGGCCCAGTCTTTGCGAGCGCATAGTGGCTGTTCCAGTAACTAAGGTCTTTATTGGATTCGACTTGGCTGCTTCTGGTGGCAACTTGTTTACTCTTAATGACACCACTAAGGGCAAACTTGATTCGTCTTTTGTGCTTGGTGGCGATGTGCTTACTGATGTTACTCAGTATGTTTCTTCTGTTACCGTTGATCGTGGCAAGTCGCGTGAACTGGACAGGTATACAGCAGGACACGCATCAGTAACCCTGCATAATGATTCCCGTATCTTTGACCCATTCAATGCTTCAAGCATTTACTATTCACAGATTCTGCCACGCAAACCAATAGCCATTGAAACAAATGGTGAGCGTGTGTTTACCGGGTTCATAGATGATTGGGATTTGACCTATGACATTTCAGGAAAGTCCTATGCAAGCGTGTCTGCCGTTGATGGCTTCTTGCGTTTATCCGCAGCTGAACTAGATTCCTTTACTGCTACGAGCCAGTTAAGCTCAGACCGCATCACTGCAATTCTTAACCGCCCTGAAGTTGCTTGGCCTATTGCTAACCGTTCTATTGCAACTGGTCTAACTACTTTGCAGGCTGACGTAGTTCCAGAGAACTCCAACGCCTTGCAGTATTTACAGCTAGTAGAAACATCAGAAAACGGCAGACTCTTTGTTGATCGCTCTGGTGCGGTTACATTCAAGAACCGTGTAACAATTCCACCGCTAACAGATACCATTACTTTTGCTGACGATGCAACGGCTAACGGTATCGGTTACACAAACATTGGTGTTGTCTATGGTTCAGAAAATCTTTACAACCGGGTGACTATCACTAGAGCAGGTGGCACACCGCAGGTTGCTGACTCACTAGCATCACAGAACCTTTACGGTATTGCTGCCTATTCGATTGACGGGGTACTACTGACCACCGATAGTGAAGCCCTATCTCTAGCTGAATACTTAGTTGGTTTGTATGACGAACCTGAACTACGCATTAACTCGGTGACCGTAAACTTGCACGACAAGACTTCAACTCAAGTAAACGATCTGATAAACATTGAGATAGCTGACGTTGTTCAGGTAATCTTTACGCCTAATAAAATAGGCACAGCCATAGACCAGTACGGAATTGTTACTGGTATCAAGAACAACATAGGCATTGACCGACACGAATTAACCTTTGACTTAGGTTCGGTTTCCAGTTTCCCACTTATTTTGGACAACCCTATCTATGGCAGGCTTGGTGGCGCGTTGCCAGTCTACGATTCAGCTACTACCGCATACGATGCACCACTGATAAACTATGACGGGTCAGAGCAATTTGGCTACGTTCTTGCATACTAAGGATTCTCTATGGCAACTAACTTTCCAACTAGCGTTGATGCTTTAACCAACCCTGTTTCTAATGACTCACTAAACAGCCCTAGTCATTCAGCACAACACGCAAACGCTAACGATGCGATTGAAGCCATTGAGGGTTACTTACTAACTGGTGCTGGTGCTGCCGGTCTTGTAAAAATTATTCCAACTGGTGCAACGAATGGAACTGTTGGTGCTACTGGCAATGTCACAATTGGTTCTGCTGTATCTTCTGTTGCTGTTCTTGGTTGCTTTACGACTCTTTATGACAACTACAAAATTATTGTTTCAGGTGGTGCTGGAAGCACCTCAAACATTATTTTAAGATTACAACTGGGAAGCGTAAATACAGGTTATTATTCAAACTTTATTTATGCTCCTTATGCTGCTGGTTCAGTTCTATCAGTTGCTAACAACAATGGTGCTAATTTTAATTACGCAGGAAATGCTGACGGCGTTAGCATAAACGCAAACATAGAAATAAGTAGTCCTTTTATTACTGAACAAAAAATGTTTTCTGCTACTTACTATGACACAGCAAGCACTGGTAGAACTCAAGGCATTCTTAGTAGCACAAGTTCAATAACAGATTTCACACTTTCATTATCAACTGGAACTTTAACTGGTGGCACAATTCGTGTCTACGGTTTCAAGTAAACTTAGAAACAACACAGGAGTAAAACAATGGCAGGCTTAGGCAGAAAAGTATTTACCGCAGGTGATGTACTTACGGCAAGTGATGTTCAGTCGTACCTTCAAGATCAAACACTTATGGTCTTCGCAGGAACTGCTGCACGTTCATCCGCAATTGCAACACCTACTGAAGGTATGTTTGCAGTTACTACTGACGATGATGAAGTTGATTACTACAACGGTTCTGCTTGGGTTCCAGCGTTACCTGTTGGTGCTTGGAAAGCGTTCACGCCGACATTATCTGGGCTTACGATAGGCAATGGAGTTTTAGATTTTAAGTATTCACAAATTGGAAAAACTGTTCACGTCAAAGGAAAGATAACACTTGGCTCAACAAGTTCGGTAACAACAACAGTTGATATCGGAACACCTGTTGCGAGTACGGGATATTCAACTGGTTATCTTTTGGGCAATTTTGCTGCTTACAATAACACAACTGTCTGGTCTGGCATGATGATTAGCGTGGCAAACACAACTTCTTTTCGAGTAGTTATTCAAGATACAAGCACAACTTTTGCAAAAGCAGCTGATATTTCCGCATCAAACCCATTTACTTGGGCAAATACGCACACAATGTTTGTCACTTATACATATGAAGCAGCGTAATTATGGTCACTTTCAAATGTAATTCTGATAAGTGTGCTAATAAAAATGTTGATTACAACTTTATAGGCAACCCAGAAACTGCAATGTGTGGTGGATGCAAAGAAACTTTAGTTGCTTCTGACTTGCGTGATGACCCAGAACTAACAACAGAGTAAACTTGTTATAACACCCTGCGCTTAAATCTTTTGGAGTTACATTGAAGCGCAAACAAGTTCAAGACATTCTTACCCGTATGGTCGCAGTAGTTGTGGCATCTGTTATGGGAACAATCGGTGCTGGTGCAATCATTGGCGTTGAGTTGTGGAAGTCAGCAAGCATGGCTGCAATTCTTGGCGTGGCTATTGTGCTTGAAGGTCTAGCGCGTGCTTACATCGCCGACGGCAAACTTGATGCAGATGAAATCAACGAGTCTTTCAGTAAGGCCAACGGCAAAAAGTAAATGAAGCGCACAAGGGTTTTCCTAACTGCGCTTTTAGTCGGAGCATTTTTGCTTGCTACACCTGCTCAAGCAGATGTTGTTTGCAACACTTATACATTCACACGCGATGATGATTCTGCTTACAACGCCAACTTGCCATTTAGCCTGTCATTAGGTTCTGCTGAATACAGCAACGTCTACATAACGACAAACGGCACGATGACCTTTGGAACACCTGACGGTAACTTTGGGGACTACCCACAAACCCCGTCTGTATCTGTTGCTGGCTATGACTGGGTTACTTTTGGTGACGGTGCGTACCTAAGCTACGGCTCAACTGCTAACACGTTTTGCGCTGAGTGGAGCGTTCGACCATACCCACAATCAATTGGTGAACTAACGCAGATCAGACTTGTTATCAACCGCAATGACAATGGCTCATGGCATGGTGAAGTAGTTACGTTTGGTTGGTTGCCTTCAAACTTACGTCGGGGTATCCGCTTTGAACAAGGTCAAGCAGTCGTGCCAATTGAAGCTGCCTTTGATGTAAACGGTGGAGTGCCTATCGAAGTAGAACCTGCACCAACTCCAAGTTCATTTACTGAGCCGCCTGTTGTACCTACGCCAATACCGACACAAACGCCAGAGCCTGAACCGACTGCAAGCGTTGTACCAACTCTGAACCCAGAGCCAACGCCAACGCCTGAACCTAGTCAAAGCTCATCACCAACCCCAGAACCCATAGCAACGACAACACTAGAACCCACGCCAGAAGCCACACAAGCACCAGAGCCTAGCGCAACACCTACAACAGTAGTTGAACCAGAGCCAACCCTAGAACCGACACCAGAGCCAGAACCAACACCAACGCAGCAACCCCAAGAACCAGTAGAAGAACCACAAACGGAAGTAACCCCAGAACCCGAACCAACCATTGAGCCATCAGAACCACCTTTAGAACCAACACTAGAGCCAACTGCTGATGAACTTACGCAAGCAGTAATAGATAATGCCCTAGCAGATGGTGTGCTTACAGATACAGAACGTGAACTTGTAGCTGATGCTTTGGTTGAAGAGTTTGCAGGTGAAGCAATTACGTTTGAAGCACTGCAAGAAGCCGGGCTTGACTTTGAGGACTTGCCACCTGAAACACCAGTGACCTTAGAAAACGGTGTTGTCTTATCTGCTGAAGTTGCAGATGCTTTGGAAATCTTTGACTCAGGCGCAGAGGTTCTAGCAACAATCTTGGAAAATCCTGCCAAAGCACTTAAGGCTCTAGTCAGTATTGGCGCAGACATGACAGAAGAAGAACGAGAAACAGCGCAGAACACAGTAGTTGCAGCAGTCGTTGTAACGCAGGTAGCTCAAGTTAGGAAAACAAAATGAAGTGGTTAAAAAAATACCTGCGTGAAATTACTGGCGAAACTTACACGTTCGTTGGTCTGTTGATTGCTTACGCAACACTTACAGGTTCAGCTCGTACAGTTACGGGTTACATCATTCTGGTTGGTGCATTGGTCTGGCTGATAACATTGCCTTTAAGACAAGATGATAAGGATTAGATTATGGCAATGCCAATTAAAGGTCACCCAATTTCGACACCGTTTGGAGTCAAGGGAAAATTATGGTCAAGCGGTAGGCATGAAGGAATAGATGTTGCTTGCCCTGTTGGTACTGACATTTTTGCTCCTTGCGATGGCACAGTTGTAAAGGTCGGTCAATGTTGGGGTGCTGCATTTGGACAGAACTCAGTGTTGCTAAAGGTTAAAGGCGGGCATCTTCTGTTTGCGCATTGCTCTAAAGCCCTAGTCAAGGTAGGCGAGAAGGTTACTAAGGGTCAGCACATAGCTGAAGTTGGTAAAGACGGAAACGTAACCGGGCCACATTTGCACATGGAATTGCAAAAAGGGCCGGGCTGGAAAAAGGGCGGCGGTCTAGACCCTGCTGCAATCCTTGCTTCGTAGTCATGGGACTAATTGAACTAGGGCAATACGCAGCAGCCCTAACTGCGATCTTGATTCTTGCCGGCACAGCTATTAAGTGGGGCATTGTTAAACCTATTAAGGCGTACATAGACACCATGACCTACGCAATTCAGCCACACGCCAACGGTGGCAAAAGCCTGCCAGATGTAGTGGCAACCGTAAACCGCATTGAGTCGCGTATTGGTGACCTTGACTATCGCCTTAATTCAATAGAAGAATTAGTAACAAAACCTGCAACACGCGCCAAAAAGACAACAGCCTGACGTACCTGCGCTCTAGACTTATCTAGACGAAAGGTGGTCACAATGGCCTTACTTGACGATCTAGAAAATGTAAGCCGCAAGAAAGCATCTTGTAGCATTGCAGAAATAATCAAGACCCTTAACACGCAAGAAGCCAAAGCACTAAACAAAGCACTAGATGACCCTGATTCAAGCCCTACAAATCTGGCAATGATTCTAAATAAGAACGGTCACAAGATTAGCCGTCAAACAATAAACAGACACCGCAACCGCAAGACAAATGCGGAAGGATGTAAATGCCCATGAGCCTTACAGATGATCTTTCAAAGTTAGGCGATGACGAACAGCGCAAGCGCGTTGCTAAGTCAATTCCAGCAGGCTTTGAACCCGGCATTGAGTACGACTCAAGCGGTGGCGTTCTACGATCTGTTCCAAGACCAGCAGGTGATGAACCAGATCACGCTGAACTACTAGCCGAGTTTGAGCTTGACCCTGCCAAGTGGCGCATCACAGGTTTACGCCGTAGCAAGTGGCAGCGTTGGGATGGCGAATGGCTTGAGTCGTTTAGAGCCACATTCGTTCCGCATGGTGGAACACACTACGTTCCAGTTGACGATCTACTTGCGATAGTTGCGAAGTGGAAGCCCAGCAGTACCCCTAGGAAGCCCACAGAAGCCCGTACAGGCTCGATTGCCTATGTTGTGGTACTTGCAGACACCCAAGTAGGAAAGATTGACGGTGGTGGCTCTGAGGAAATTATCAAGAATGTATTACACAAGACAGACTTAGCCGTTGCCAGACTCAAAGAGCTACGCAAGGCAGGGCGCGACATTGGAACGGTCTACATACCTCAGCTCGGGGACTGTATCGAAGGCTTTAGCAGCAACGGCGGAAAGAATGCGTGGAGAACGGATTTAGATTTAACTTCTCAGATTCGTGTCTATCGCAGATTGCTCTTGCACATGGTCAAGACCTTTGCGCCACTAGCTGACCGCGTGATCGTGCCTTGTGTTCCCGGTAACCACGATGAAGCGGTGCGCGTTGGTAACTCAATGGCTACGACATACACCGATTCGTTCGCGCTAGATGCAGCTTCAGCCGTTGCCGATGCGCTGGCAGATCATCCTGATTACAAGCACGTTAGTTTTGTCTTTCCAAAGTACGACACCTTGACGGTGACTCTGGACATGGCTGGCACAGTTGTTGGACTAGCTCATGGTCACCAATGCCGGGGCAAAGTTATTGACTGGTGGAAGAACATGGCACACGGGCAACAAGACATTGGCGAATCTAGTTTGCTATTGACTGGTCATTACCATCACTTGCGCGTTGAGCAGTCAGGTCGCAAGACTTGGATTCAAGCACCAGCACTAGACGGTGGCTCAACTTGGTTTGAGAACTCAACAGGCGCAGCATCACCAGCAGGAATGCTTACGCTAACTATCGGTGAAGGGAAATGGGATGACCTCAAAATCCTGTAAGCATGAATGGATTGAAATTCGATACGCAGTTTATTCAGTTGTTGAATGTCGCAAGTGTTACGAGGTGATGCAAATTGACAAGTGAAGAACTAGCTGACCAAGTAACGGCCTGCGTTGAGTCCTTGCGTTCGCGCATTGTCGGAACTGGTGACCAGCAATACAGCCGGGGTAACGAACAGTCAATTGAAACAAAGTCTGGCGGTCAGGTGTTGCAAGAAACGCTCGAAGAACTAGACGATGCAATTGTGTATTTGGCACACTTACGCGCTAGACTTTCAAGACTTGCGCAGCTCTAGGCAATCCCTAGACCGTAAACGCCACCTGCTTATGCTTTGTCGGGTGGCGTTTACTTTGCCTGTTTGCATTTGTCAGACAAAGTCTTTATGTTAGACACATGACTAAACCAAAAATGCTAGACCTATTCTGTAAAGCAGGTGGGGCAAGTATGGGTTACTATCGTGCTGGTTTTGACGTGACAGGCATAGATATAAAAAATCAAAAACGCTACCCATTTGATTTTATTAAAGCCGATGCCGTTGAAGTATTAAAAGACATTGACTACTTAAAAACTTTTGACGTTTTAGTTGGTTCACCACCTTGTCAAACTCATAGCATCACTCAACACTTACGCAATGCACAAGGAAAAAGCACAGACAAAATAGACCTTATTCCAGAAACAAGAGAAGGCTTTGTTACTTCTGGAAAACCATACGTTATTGAAAACGTACCGGGTTCCCCATTAAATAATCCTTTGACACTTTGCGGTTCATCATTTGGTCTTAAAGTTCGGCGTCACAGATTGTTTGAGTCAAACATCGTTTTAAGTGGATTGATTTGCAACCACAAAGAACAAGGTAAACCTGTTGGAATTTACGGTTCTATGCGTGATGAAATTCCGGGGGGGGTCATACAGCCAAAACGATAGAGCAAGCGCGTGAAGCAATGGGTATTGACTGGATGCTTTGGGGCGATCTTGTCGAAGCCATTCCACCTGTATACACAGAATTTATTGGTAAACAAATAATAGAAAGGTCATTTAATGGCTGAGGAACAGAAAGAAAATAAAGAGAACATGATCGCGCTACGTCTTAACAATGAGCAGATGCTTGCAGTTAGACAATGGGCGCATCAACACAACGCCAATGTAAGTCAAGTGATCAGATCAGCAATAGAACTAATGACAGGAGCAAAGCAATGAGAACACCAAGCGAGCAGTTAGTCCAGACAACTTGGATGGCAGACCACAAGCTATTTGCAAATCACGATGCAGTTACGCCAGTTGATTGGGCGAAGGTTTGGGAAGTAGTAGATGACATTGACACAGCAGAGTTCGATGCCAACCAATTAGTCATGGTTGCAGTTCTAGAGTTCCTATGTGGTTCTGAAATGGTTGAAGTTAGCCTAGATGAAATTGCTAACCTGCCAGAAATGGAACGCCGCGCAGTTGTAGATGCTTTGCGCCTTAAGTGGTCAAAGGTAGAACTGCAAGAGAACCTTTAGAGTACAATAGGAACAGGGTCAAACCAATACGGAATGACCCTGTTCAACAACTCCTTATATCGGAAGGAGTCATTATGACTCATAGTACCAATGACGGCGTGAAGATTCACGTTGAGCCGTTACCATTTCAGCAGATTCCAAACTGGGTATTTGAATCACCCATTTCACCAACAGCCATAAAACTGTATTTAGTGTTGCGTAAGAACGGTGACAATAAGCGCGGCACAAGCTACTGGTCGCGTAAGAAACTTGCAGAGCAAATAGGTTGCTCACCTAACACAATGGATAGAGCTAAAAAAGAACTCATCGACATAGGTGCTATCTGCCAGATCAACCGCAAAACTGCTAACGGTGACTGGACTTCTAATCTGTATCACATACATGGAACGTCTACCCAAGACTGCAAGTACCTATGCTCACCTATGGGTACACCTATACCCACCGATGGGGATACCCCTATACCCACCAGTGGTGAACGAACTAATAACCATATAGAACTAAGAACCAATGAACTTAATACTCGCACCTTCGGTGTCGAGAATCATCAAGCCTGCAATTTATTAGCTGACCTAATTGAAGCTAACGGTTCTAAGCGACCAGTTGTAAATGAAAAGTGGCTAAGTGACATGGAAAGACTTAACAGGATTGACGAACGCAGTTGGGAACAGATCACCAAAGCGATTGAATGGTGTCAGGCCGATGACTTTTGGCGTGGCAACATTATGAGTCCGGGCAAACTACGCAAGCAATACGATCAACTGCGATTGGCAGCACAGCGCAACACGAAACAAAGCAAGTTCACTAAGACGATGGACTGGCTCAAGAATCTAGAGAACGACACAAAGGAACTAGAACAATGAACAAAGCAGATGTAGGAAAAGTCTTAGCAGTTGCAATGGCAATAGATGCCCGTTTGGGCGCAGCTGATGAAGCAGCATTTAGGGCAAAGGTTGAAGGCTGGTCACTAGCACTAAGCGAAAGCATGGACTTCGAGTTTGCGCGTGATGCGGTTGGTAGCCATTACAAATCAGCAACAGAAACTTTAATGCCGGCACATCTAAACGCAATGTGGACTGCTCATAGATCACGCCAGTACGAAATAGACAACGTACGAGCTATTGGGTCAAGTCCTAAATCGCAAGGTATGCCAGATGATGTGCGAGCCAAATTGGTGGAACTAGGACTTAAGCGACCATAATAGATGGATGCTCAAAGACTGTGACCATGAAGCGTGGCTAGATTCAGGTATGTGCCTAATCTGCACCGCGCCAGATTCGTGGATGTATTCCGCAGCTTGTCGAGATGCGCCACCTGACACTTGCTTTCCTGAGAATGAAGAACCTCACCTTTACGACATTGCAAGACGTTTATGCGAAGAATGCCCGGTAGTCGGATTTTGCCTAGAGATCGGGCTAGAGGATAAGTGGGGTATGTGGGGTGGATTGGATCCAATCGAGCGTGAGAAGCTACGCAAGTCTGGCAAGGTTCCCAAGGAACGTCTAGAAAAGCGTTCATTTCTAAGGGTTTTTGCGTACCTAAATTAGAACAGATGTACGAGCGACACGTTATCAAATTGTTACCTTAAATGGCGTACAAGGTCTGCCAAATGCCGTAATGTAATACATAAGCGAACCGCAAGGTTCTAGGACAGAGAGAACAAAGCAATGAATACAACAGTATGGAAAGCATACAAAAGAGAAGCAAACGCACTTAAGTTTATGCGGATGCTCAACAGCTACGGTCATAACGCAACCGTTGAATTTCACTACGGTCTTTATTATGTGGTGACTGCATAATGCGCGACTGGAACTGGACACCACGAGCAAGATTTATTGGCGAGCTACTAACAGCAGTCGCAGTAGTTGCAGCTGGCTGGGTTCTATTTGTTGGCACTTGGTTTGCGCTAGGTGGTAACTAATGGGATTTGTACCTTTCAGCATGGAACGCGCAACACTTGATGACAAGCACAAGATACGCAAGATGCTTGAATACTTAGGCGTTACACACCCGGCGCATCAGGTTGAATTTATGTCAGCCCTACTTGATAAACCTTTCGATACGACCAAGATGAGCCGTCAAGACTTTTACACACTCGTAACTAAGATTCAAAACATTCAAGAGAACAGGAACAAAGCATGAAACAAGAACAGCAGGATGCCTTACGCGCACCATTTCCTAAAGAGCAGATTCAAAAACTTCCAACTGGTGGAATGCAATTAGATTACGTTAGCCACGCTTGGGTCACAGATCGCTTGCTACAAGTAGACCCATTGTGGAGTTGGGAGCCGGTTGCATTCGATGAATCAGGTTTGCCCAAGTTTGACGAGAACGGTGGCTTGTGGATAAAACTAACTGTTTGTGGTGTTACACGTTACGGCTACGGTGAGCCACAGGGCAGAGATAAGTTCGATGCGAAGAAGGGGTGTATCGGCAATAGTCTTAGGAACGCTGCCATGAGATTCGGCGTTGGACTTGATCTATGGGCTAAGGAAGCACCGGCAGATGTCAAACCAGCACCTAAAGCAACTAAAGAACTAAGCACAGCTACACAAAAGATGATCGAGCGCATAGGCAACGCAGGTTCACTTGTTGAACTAAGTGAAGTCGTGCCGTTGATTCAATCGGGCGAATTTACAGATGCAGAGAAGCGCAACTTGCGACTGATCTTTGACAACAAGAAAGTTGAGTTAGGCGCATGACATTTATCTTTGGAGCAGTTTTATTCCTACTTGGTGGTTTCTTTGGAATGTTAATAATGGCATTTGCTCAGTCACTACCAAGACAGATTCAACAACAGCAAGATGCCTTAGTTGCGCAGTTGCGGTTAGTAGTGTCAGATGAGTGATCTAAAAGAATACGGGATGCAACTAGCTTTGGATGCGCAGCCTGATTGGGCAGAACAAGCGTTTGAAGCGATCAAGCAACTTGCAAAGCGTGGCACACAATTCACAAGCGAGGATGTTCTAGCGATCACCGGGTTACCGTCTGGTGAAGTTGGTCAGCACAAGAACAACGCATCTGGCGCAATTATGAACAAGGCAGCCAGAGCGGGCATCATTCGCAAGGTTGGCTACGGCACAGCAAAGCGCAAAGCATCACACGGCGCAGTTATAGCAATTTGGATTGGCGCATGATCAATTTCTTTATAGAAGGTGAACCAGCACCACAAGGTTCTAAGACTGGATTCGTAAAGAATGGTCGAGTGGTAATGATTGAATCAAGCACAAAGGTCAAGCCTTGGCGAGCAGCCGTAGCTGAGCAATGTGCGCGATACATGAGTGGCGAAAAACTAAACCCAATGGATACCCCAGTTGAGATCGCTCTTGTGTTCTACTTGCCAAAGCCAAAGACGGTCAAGCGTGAGTGGCCTAGTGTCAAGCCTGACTTGGACAAACTCATTCGCAGCACATTTGACGGACTGACTACTGGTGGACTTTACACAGACGATGCCTTGGTCATTGCAGTTAGTGCTTCAAAAGAGTACGCAATAGATCGCATTGGTTGTCAGGTGATTGCAAGTGAGGTCGCAAGTGTTTGATACTTCACAAGCTAATTGCTTAGGCGTAGACCCAGAGTTGTTTTTCCCAGTAGGCCAGATAGACCCAGCAACAGAAAAGACATTGAGCCGTATCTGCATGAGTTGTGAAGTCTTTAGCGACTGCCTGAATTATGCGTTAAAGGTAAAGGTCAATGGTTACTGGGCAGCAACAACAGAAACAAAACGTGTGCATCTTAGAAAGTTATTTAAGATCACGCCAATAAGGATAGATCAAGAGCTAGAACGGACACACCGGGACAGCGTAAAGGAAGCAGGATAAAGAAATGGCATTACCAACAATCACAGCACAGGGAAATCTAGTCTTTGAACCAGACTTCCAAGTAACAGCATCAGGCATCAGCCGTTGCAAGTTGCGCATCGCGTGTAATGAACGCCGTAAGAACCAAGACAACACATGGTCAGATGGTGAAACCAGTTACTTTGATGTTGTTTTATGGCGTGGACTAGCTGATGCAGCAGCAGATACCTTCAAGAAGGGTCAACCGATTCTAGTTGTCGGTAAGGTTCGTGTATCTAAGTATGAAGATAAGAACGGCGTAGAACGCACAGCCGTAGAGATTACAGCAGATGAAATCGCAGCAGTAGTCAAAGCATCCAAAGCAAAAGAAACAAATCCAGAAAGCGACCCTTGGTTATGATTCTCGCCCTAGTATTAGCAACTGCATCAGCAAGCATCATTGTATTTCTTGCCGGGTATCGGTTAGCCGTTTATCAATACAAGCTAGACGATGAGCATTGGTTGGCGATGCAGGAACAAGACAACGCAACAGGAACGCCAATCTATGCAGCCCTTGATCGTGAGTGGAAGTACACCGAAGAACTGAACAGGCCGTTTACCGATGACAAGTAAGTGTGGTGTTTGCCCCCGGTCATCCTCTATTGGGGATGGCTGGTGGGCAGTCCATAACTACAAGACAGACCCACCAACTGTCTATGATCTATGCCCTAGTTGCTATCGCAACAAGAGCCTGTTGGCATACCGCGACACGTTACTAGAACAGATCAAAGCTATTCAGTTAAGTCATTCAGAGCCTGACATTAAAATGGGCATGGAGTTAATGAAACTGCGATGCGAAGCCATAGTGAGAGATACGGTATTCAATGACTAAGAAATTGCATTTAACAGAAGCAATAAAAGACTTACATTGTGAAGTTACAGAAGTCATTGACTACTTAAACAATGGTGATGAGATTCATTACAAGTTTGCAGTAAATCAATGTTCCGAATGCCGTGAAGAATGGCCTTGCCTGACGATAAGTCTTTTGGATGATTAGACCACGCTCGAAGAAGATGGAAAGCCTGTACGCAACTCAACGGCGTAAGTTAGTTCGAGAGTTGCTACGGGACTTCCCACCCTGTCAGCGTTGTGCGGTGGCTTATGCAACAGACGTACACGAGATCAAGACACGAGCTAGAGGTGGAAGCATTACAGACCGCGACAACCTAGCTTTACTTTGCAGGCCGTGTCATACATTCATCACACAGAACCCGGCACAAGGTAAGTCTGAAGGTTGGCTCAAGAACTCTTGGGATGAATAGACTAAGTCCCATGAACTGGACTGACACCGTAGGCGTGACGATTCACAATGACCTAGTGCGTTCAGCGTTAAAGAACAAACCAGAAGCAGACATAGACAAGCTCGAAGCATCAGTTAAACGAATGAGCCTAAGCGTTGGCATTACACGCAACGCAATAGCATCAGTCATAGAAGCAGAACTAGAAGCGATGGTTGCTTATCACTTACTAGGTGACAAATCCATTACCCTTGAATACTTAGCAGGACTACAAAGCGCAGCTGACTTAGTTAGATACGGATTACACCTAACAGATGGAACTAAGTTATGACAACGATAGTTACAACAACAGGCAACAACTTCGCCACGCTAACAGCAGACCAAGGCATAACGTCAAACCTCATTCATCCTGATATGCACAAGATCGTTCAGCAGGACACATGGCTCATCGGTGTTGCCGGAAGCGCAAGAGTGTGCGATCAGTTGCAGTACGCAATCGAATACCCTAAGCCACCTATCGAAGTAGTAAGAGCAGGCAAGTGGCTCAAGTGGATAGTAACCCAAGTCATTACGTTGATTGAGCCGATAGTCAAAGACGGCGAGATGGATGCTGAAGCCCTACTGATTACACACGGCAAAGCATTCCTAGTAAGCGAGAACTTAAGTGTGCTATCTGCCAAGCCTTATTGGGCAATTGGTTCTGGTGCGGAATTAGCTCTGGGTTGTTTAGCTGAGGGGCAATATAAAAACGACTGGCATAAGAACCACGACCTCTCTGCCCTACACGCAATGGAGGTCGCAAGTATGCATGACCCAAGCACAAGGGGAACACTAGACCAATACCGCAGCTACACCAATGGCAAGGTAATGCACCGTAGCAATGGCGTTTAACAAACCTTGCTTAAAGTGCAAAGCGTTGCACCGTAATCCTTCACTATGCGATAGTTGCCAACAATTAGCAGATGCCACCAGAAACGCTACAAGACCGCACTACAAGGGGTCGTATGCCAAGCAGGCTAAACAAGTCAGAGATACTGCAACTGTGTGTTGGCTGTGTGGCTTAGGGCGTACGCCTGATGACCCATTCACGGCAGACCACTACTACCCATCTGACCCAACAAGTCCACTAATAGCAGCACATAGATCGTGCAACAGTCGCAGAGGCAACAAACCCCCTACCGTATAGACCCGGGGTGGGTAAAAATCTCACATACTCTTGCCAAGCCATAC